CGGGCCGGGCTCCATGACGGTCTGCGACTTCAGCGGTTCCGGCGTCGCCTCTGCAACGTGCTGCCGAAAGCTGGGCTGGCGAGCGATCTCCCAGAGCAAGTGTGCCCGCGTTGGCTCGATGCACCACGGCCCGAGGTGGTCAGCGAGCCGTGCGAAGAACGGCACGTCCAGATAGCCGACGTCCGGCAAGAGGTCGATCATGTCCGGCCTCCCACGGGATGGAAACCGTTCCGGCCGTGGCGATGCCGGCGCGATGGCAGCGGCGAGAACAGCAACTCTAGGACCGTTTCGGCCTGGCGATCATCGACGCCGGCTTCGGCCAGCGCGGACCGCAGCCGCTCCGCACTCTGCTGCTGGGTCTCTTCCTCTTCGGCCGGCGGCTCGCTCGGCTGCTTCTCCTGACCCCGCGATGCGGTTTGACCGGCCTGCCAGGGAACCGGCAGGCCTCGCGCCTCAAGGCTCTCCTTCTCGCGCGCCAGCTGGTCGAAGTGCTCCTCCTCGTCGATACCACGGGCCGCGAGGACTTCCTTGTAGGTCGTCGTCGCATTGCCGAGGCGGGTTTCGTCCGCCGTCGCGTCCTTGTTCTGATCGATGCTGTCGAAGCCGTCCCAGTTCCAACTCCAGGTCCATTCCTCGAGTTCCGGCAGGCCAGCAGGGATCAAGCCATCGACCATCACCGCCTCGGCCAGCCAGGCGATGAAGACCGGGTCGGCGACGATCAACCGGAAGTCCTCTCGCTCGATCCAGACGCCCCGCTGATACGGCAGGTGATCCAGGCGGCCGGACGAGAAGTTGTAGCCGGACGAGTTGCCGGACACGATGTTGAGCGGTGCGTTTACGCCGCGGCCGGCTTCGTTCAGGATCTCCCGCTTGAACTCGGCATAGGTCGAGTTCGGGTGCCTGGCCTCCATCTGGTGAACGTCGTGCTCGCGCGGCAGGGTCAACAGGGCGCCCCGCACGGCCTCAAAGATGTCCCAGGCGTCCGGCAGTTGCTCCGTCGCTTCACCAGGTGGCAACGTGGACTTGATGACGCCGCTGATGACCGCCGCGAACTCGGCAGAGGTCAGGGTCGCGAGCGTGAAGCGCCGGAGTTGGCTGAACAGCGGCAGGCCGGCGGTGATCTTCGGGATGCCGCGCATCTGGCCCGGCCGGTCCTGCTCAAACCAGTGCAAGACATACTCGGCCTTGATCGTCTCGTACTCGCCGGCCTTCGCGGAGTAGAAGTTGTTTTCGCCAGGGTGCAGCTTCAGGAAGTAGTATTCGACCGGCTGCCAGAAGTGGTCGAACTTGATCCCGTCAACCGTGTAGGGATCCTTCCAATTCGGCTCCGGCGAACAGCACTGCTCGGCTTCCATGAGCCGCAGGTCTAGCTTCACCGGCGTCTTTAGCCGCTCGTTCGTGTCCAAAATCGCGAACCCCTCGCCATCGCGGGCCGAGCACTTCTCCAGCATCCTGTACTTGCGGGCCAGCCCGACGGCCCGTCCCCACGCTGCGTAGAGGCGTTCGATCCGCTTCGCCGCCTCTGCGTGCTGGTTGCCGGTGCCGATCCGGAGCTGAAGCCGCGGGCCGGTGCCGATCAGGTCGTTTGCCAGCGTGCGGACCAGGCCGCGACAGTAGGAGTTGTTCAGGGCCTCGTAGCGGCCGCGGTTCCGGAGCTTCTGCCGCGTCGCCGTGTCGAGCGCCGCGTTCGGGCCAAGTGAGTCGGCGTTCGCCCAGTGCCGCTTGTTCTCGTCGCTCGTTGCCGCCGCGTCGATCTTCGCCCGCATGTCGCGCGTCCGAAGATTCGCGTCATGCAGTTGGCGACGCAGCTTCTCTACGCCGGCGGACTCGCCGGTAAAGAATGCTCGCACTCGCTGCAAGATGCTTGGCTTCATTGGGCTCCTGGGGGGGCGAAGCGCGCGGGACGGAGGCCGTTCCAAGCGGACTTTGCGCCGCCTTGGTTGTTGGTGCCGGCGACATTGGCCTTGGCGGTCAGGTGGTTGTCGAGCGCTATGAGGTCGGACGCGGAGCGCTCCGAGACGCTCTGGCTGTCAACAGCAGAGCTGGCCGGAGCAGCGGCAAGTTCCTCGAGCAGTGCGTCGTCCATTGGTTGACCCGTGCGCAAAGAAAAAGGGCCGCGCGAATTAGTCGCGCGACCCCCGTCACGGGTCAGCGAGTGTTGACGGCCTCTTCTCAGGGATCAGCTGAGTTCAGCCCGCTTTGGGTCCACGCGGCTACCGCGCGGCCCCTCCAGAGAGAAAGCTCACTCAAATAATCGGACTTGTGATGAATTATGTCAAGGGGGTAGTTCTGGCTTTTGGTTCAGCAGGCCGGCTCGTTACGTTGGAGCGATCATGCTTGCCCCTTGATGCGACTGGTCCCGCCGCCCGCCTCGCTTCAAACGCGGCCCGCTTCTTCTCGTATTCCTCGCGGCTCGACTTCCTGGTGGCCGCCGGCCCCTGGTTGACCAACAGATTCGCGCCCAACATCGAGGCAGCGACCGCCGCCCCAACCAGTCCGTCCAGCAAGTGGTTGTCCTCCTTGTCCGGCCGCATCCGCCAAACGTCCACCCGCCGCCCGCGGCCCTGAGTCGGCACACGATACTCGGCCGTCAGGTGGTCGCAGAGCATTCGGTGGTCGGTGCCCTTTTGGCCGGGCAGCGTCAACGCCCCCTTGTCTCCCATAGCGGTCATCAGGCGTTCGGCGATGAAGGACTTCCACCAGTTGGTGTCAATGTTCACGTGCCGGATGCCGCGCTGGCCTTCCCGTGCCGTCAGGTGCCAGTAGGTTCCGATGTACTCGCCGGGCTTCCGCTGGTACTCGCTCATCGGCTTCTGGTCTGGGCCGATGCCACGGCCGTGAGACGGGACGATCATCGCTGCGTGCTGCGACGTGCGGCAGAACTCGTAGACGATGTTCGTGGACTCGCCCCAGTTGGCATCCACGAGGAGCTTCTCGACGCGGCAGATCCCGCCGCCTTGACGAAGCCAATCCCGCTGCAACAGGAGTTCTGAGCAGCGTTGCAGGCCGTAGAGGATCGTGGCCTCCAGGCCCGACGCCGGGGACAGCTTGGCGAGCGTGCGCTGCACGTCGCGTTGGGTGAAGTAGGACCGGCCCTGGTCCGGATAGGCCCCGTAGTCCACGATCGCGCCAGTGAAGTCTTTCCGCCAGGCCGCCACGACGTACCAGAGGCAATCTTTCTGCACGTCCACGAAGGCTGTCAGGTGGTCCGCCCAAATCGGCACGGTGCCGCGGTCGATGCCGTTGAGGCGCTCGGCGAGGATGTCCTTTTGTAGTTGGCCTTCGCCGAGCGTTTCTTCCTGCGGCTCGTTCTGGTACTCCGCAAAGAACGCCTCACGATTGAGATAGTAGAGGTTCATCGCGTGCTGAATCGGCCCCAGCTCGTCAGGCTTGAAGCGTTCCGGCCACGCGGCCAACGCCCCCTTGTCCATCACGTCCCGCTGCTGGCCATACCATGCCGTCGCCAGGTGTCCGTTGCCGCCGTTGCGGAACTCGTCGGCCCGCATGGCCCCGTACTGGTCCCACTTCTCCATGTCGTCAGGGAAGCGATTCAGGAGCTTGAACCGCTGGCCGGTCCACTGCGGGGACTTGTCACGATCCAGCAAAGTGGCTGATAGGTCACCTGGGCGGATGATCGTGCACGGCATGACGGCCGTAATCGCCTTGCCAGGACCAGCAAGCCCAAGGATCGCACCGGTAATCACCCGATGCCGCTTCCGGCACTGCATATCGCTCGCGGCGCTTTCGTCGTCCTGCGGATCGTCCAGCACCACCAGCGAAGGCCGCACGCTCCGGCCGTCCGGCCTGGCGTGCTTCATGCCACGGATGCGGCCATTGATGCCAGCGACCTTGATAATCGCGGCACTTGCTGGACTGCCTTTGACTGTGGGAAAGATGAGGACCGTCTTGCGCCAGCCGATCTGCGTCCGCACGCCCTCGATATGTTGACCCTTCGCTTTGTTGCCCTTACCCTCCAGGCATCGCACCGGATGCGTGATCTCCGGCCAATCCTCGTCCAATAGGTCGTTGGACTCCAGCTCAACCTTGATGGCCTCCAGCATCTCTCCGGCGTGATCGGCGTTCACGCCGATCAGGGCCGCGAACTGATGCCGCGCCGTCATTGTGGCCCATAAGGTCAGCACTTCGGCGAGCGTCGTCTTGCCGCTGCCGCGCGACATGGCGAGTGCGAAGAGGCCGCCGTGAATGACGGCTTCCTCCATGCGGCTCAGCACCACAAGATGATCAGGGGACCACGTGAGATTGAAGCGTTGCGGGAAGTATTCTTCGCAGAACGTGCGAAAAGACTGAGTTGCGGCGGCTTTTCGCTCGGGATCGACCACGTCATGGGGCTGGCCGATGTCCTGCGAGGCCTTATAGTCCGAGCCGTCCGAGCGAGCCATGCCTGAATCTTACGGGTAACGGGGAAAAAGTGGTTGGTCGTGGCTGTTCCCCCTTGGGTCTCGGCCCCACGCAGCCCTGGAAGGACCCGCTCAACTCGCCTCCCCATCCACCACCGTCCACAACCCAGCCGCCAGCGCGACCTTATTGCCGCTCGCCAGCGTCGCCATCACGACGTAGCGATAATGCCCTGGCTCCAGCGCGGCAGTCTCCGCAGCAGTCGGCTCAGCCCGCACCTTCTTGCTTGAGCCCGTCGCGGTGACGACACTGCCCGCCAGAATCAATTCGCCGTCGTCAATGTTCACGGCAATCGTGGCGTCAGTCAACACCGGCCACGTATTGCTGGCATCAGTCCAGTCGAGCGACAGTCCATCGGCCGCGTCATAGTCGCAGCCCTGCACAACCTCAACCTTGCCGTTTTGCGCTACTGGACTGGTGGTAGTGACCTGAGCCGAACCAATGCGCCCGAGTGCATGGCCCGCGGTGCCGCTGGCGTAGCTTCCGGGCACTTCATTCTCAAGCGGGTCGGCGGCTGAGCCAAGATCATCCAGAGCTTCTCCGGTCGTGCCTGCCGTAGTGTGGCCTGAGAGGGCTTCATCCCAGACCGCATCGGCGATTGACGCCAGGGAGTTCAGAGCCGACGTGCGCTCATCGCTCGCCTGAATCGTCCCGCTCGCCGCCAGCACCGCCCACCCGAACCAAACCACGTTGCTGCCGCTCTTGAGCTGGATCAGTTGCAGCCCCGTGCGCGTCGTGCTGAACGTGTAGACGCCCTTGCGATTCGTGGCCTCGGTGCAAGCCAGTCCGGTGTCCGAAGCTGTGTCAGAGCCGTCAGGGAACGTGCTGGCCGTGAGAGTTAGCCCTGTTGGCGCTCCGGCGCACTCGATTGAAGCTGGCATGACTCACCCCTACTTCGGCTGGATCAGCTCATCCGCCGCAACCACTTCCACCCGCGCCGCCTTGAGCTTGGCAACCCTCGCCACAGCTTCCGCTGCCTGGGCGTCGAGGGCGGCGTCGGAATGCTGCTCAGCCTCGATTGCCTGGCTCAACTCCTGCTGAAGCCGCTGGAGAATACGGGACCGCTTCTCCGCATCGGACTGGCCCACCAGTTCAAGCAGATCAGTCACGTCAATCGTGACGGCCAGAATCGCTGCCCCTTTTTCGACGCTCAGCTTGACGCTCACGGATAATCCTCGCACTGGTGAAAGCTGTTGGTCCTGAGCGAAAGCAATGCCCCCGCCGCGTCGGAGTTCTTTGCGAACCGTGGAATGAGCGTGCCCT